TATTTCAGGTTTTTCTAAGTGCTCGTCCAAGCTAATCAGGCGAATGGTGCTCCTCCTAACCGAAAACCGGGGAGGGCTTGAGCACTTCCTTGAGATGGACGAGCAAACATTCCTTGCATGGTGGGAAGATTGGCAGGACATCATGCGTGCAAGACATAAAAACTAACTGACAAGGGCATACCTTTCGCCATAGACTGCCCGGCAATACTCGCTATGAATCAAACGTATGGGATGGAGTTTTAACCGACTTCATCCCATTATGTTTTCCATGATCATCTACAAGGCAACCAACCTACTCAACGGTCGGGTGTATGTTGGCCAAACCATAGGGACACTGGCCCAACGCAAGGGGCAGCATTACAAACAGGCCCGGTATGCAGCAAAGCGGGGGGCACGCCGTTCTGCATTCGCTAAGGCCCTTCTGGCTTCCCCTGTGGCCGCCTTTGCTTGGGAGGTGGTCGCAACCGCTGGTAACCAGAAGGATTTGGATGCCTTGGAGGACCAGTTTATAACCAAGTTTGATTCCATGGTTGAGGGGTCGGGCTACAACCACCGCCGGGGTGGCAATGGCGGTAAAGCATCACCCACGGCAATAGCCAACATGCGTGCAGCCAAAGTAGGGAAGTGCCCCACTATGGCAACCAGAGACAAACTAAGCAGGGCCAAGAAGCGGCTCCGGGGAAGTCGCCTAAGTATGCGAGCTATGGCCGAAATTCGTAGCAACCCTTTAGGACTCTCCCAAACGCAACTTGCTCGAAAACTTGGGGTTGATCCCTCCTACGTGAGCATTCTGCAACGCGGGGTTAAACCCAAACTTTGCATTTCCCAAGAGCTTAGAGATCGGATAGAGTTCGGCTATGTCAAGCAAAACCCCGAATGCCTAACCCAAGCCCAACTGGCTAAAAAATTCCAAACGAATACGACCGTGATTAGTTGGATACAGCGCGAGAGGATTATTTAAAATGCAACAATCAGTCGTCGTTACAATTGGAGCGGTGCTGTCGGGCAGCTTGCTATCCGGCTTCACCAATGCAGATAAGAAGGTTTCCCTTCTGCGCGGAAACGTGCGTGGGCTCAACAAGGAGCTTCAAACCCTTGCCCGCATATCCAACACTCTCAGCAGTTCGTTTAACCACATTGCGGGCGTCTTAACGGGCGTCAACAAGGTTATGACCCGAACCACGGCCAACATTGGCCATTCGGCAAGGGCAAACGACCAACTTGTTTCCGCCAATAGCAGGGTGGCCAAAAGCTACCGGAACCTCACCGATCAGGTCAACACCTACAACCGGGCATCCTCCCGGCGTCCTCCTATCCCAACCTTCCCCGGCGGGGGCAATGGGCGGCCCGGCATGGGCGGTGGTGGGGGCATGGGTGGTAATGGTGGGCTCGCACAAGCGGCCAACGGTTTGGGCCTCACCGCCATTGGGATGGGCGGCCTTTATATGGTTGGCGGGGGCCTCATGTCCGCTGCTCAGTTTGAGCAAGCGCAAACCCGCGTAAGGGTCCAGAACATGAGGCCGGATGGTTCCTACGATCCCGACCTTCCCGCCCTCAAAAAGCAGCAGATTCGATTGGGCAACCAACTCCCCGGCTCCACCGAAGATTTTGTCAACATGGATTACACCTTGCGGGCCATGGGGTTCACCCTCAAGGACCTCATCGGTGGCATTAGTGAATCCACGGCTAACCTTGCCGTAGTGACCGGGGAGAATCCTGAGAATATGGCCCGTCTTCTTGGCTCCGGGGTCAATGCTTTCTCCATGTCCGGCAAGCCGATCACGGCAGCCGAAACCCCGGAGTTGGCCGACTTTGCCCAAAAGATGAACTTTGGTGCGGGTGTAACCCCCGAGGCATTGATGACCTCCATCAACCGGGCGGTGGGCCACGGTGCCTTGAAAACGGGCAACTACAAGGGGATAGAGGGCTTTAAGGACTTGTCCTTTATGATGGCCCCTCTATTGAAGGCCAACCCCGGTTCCCATGAGTTGGTCGGCTCCAACGTGGGCCGGTTGCTCTCCGGTATTACCAATAAGGAGAAGATCGGCAATGCCAATGCGGACGTTCCGGGGGCAAACCTTAACTTCTTTTCCGGGGGCAAGGTTAAGGACGGGGTGGCCTTGGTCAAGGAGTTGCAAAAGTTGGTCAAGCTCCCCCTTGAAAAGAGGGCGGCATGGTTGGAAAAAGCGTTTGGCATGGGCACCGATTCAGGTTTTGCCGAACAACTTGGGAACCTTGGCCCGGATGCGTGGGCTAAAGTCAGGGACCAGATTCTTGAGCAAGCCAGCATTCACAAGAAGATGGCCCCTATCTTGGATACCTTTGCTAACCGGGTGGAGACTCTCGGAAGCAACATGGGCAACCTTGTCAAGACGGGGTTTACCCCCTTGATGGATACCTTGAAACCTACGGTGGTTAAATTGGGCCAATGGGTTGGCAAGGTGGAGTCGTTCTCCGAAAGTCATAAAAACCTTTCCCTTGCTGCAACCACAGCGGTAACCGCTCTCTTTGCCCTCGCCGCTGCCGCCGGGGTTGCGGCCATGGCCACGGTCGCCAAAAACAGTTTGCTAGGCAAAGCGTTCGCGGCCTCCAAGTTCAACCCCCTCAATGTCGCAAAGGGTGGCATCAATATGGTGAGGGGTGGGGCCGAGGTGGCCAAGGCGGGGGCAACCGGACTCATCGGTTTGGTGGGGGGCAAATTGGCCGAGAAGAAGGCTGCCGCCGAAGCCACCAAGTATGCCTCCGCATCTGCCTTTAAGATCAGCGCATCTGCCGCCGAGAAAGCAGCGGGCAAGGGAGGCGCTCTATTGGCCGAGCGCATTGCCGCGAAAGATGGGCTGGCTATTGCCGCAAAAGTTGGGGCGAAAGGCATGGGCAAAGCATGGGCCAAGCGCATCCCTATTTTAAGCCTCCTCCTTGGCCTCGGCTTTGGTGCTCAACGGGCGTGGGGCGGCGACTTTAAGGGGGCAGGATTGGAAGTGGCCAGCGGGGCCTTGTCAACTGCCGCCCCCTTTGTGGGTGCAACCGGCGTGGGCGCTCCCGCTGGCATTGGCATGTATGCTGGCTCTCTGGCTATTGATGCCGGGCTCATTGCTCGGGACATTAGCAAGGCCCGCGACGATGCCGCCAAACTTGCCGACGACCCCCAGCTTGCCAAGATAGCGGCACAGGTTGATGACATGGCCACTAAAGGGGGTCCGGGTGGTGGTGGCCCAACCACAACAACCATCAATGCTCCTATCACCATTCATGCGGCCCCCGGTCAAGCCCCGGAGATGATTGCCCGCGCAACCGTGGACCGGCTCAATGCGGTGAAGCGGGAAGAGGAGCGTGCCCAGCGCGAACTTTATGACAACCATGGGGTGGGGACCCCGTAAACTTTATGGCTCAATATCTATACGCTCTTGGCCCAATTATGTTCAACACGGACAAGCCCCTTACGGCCTTGGACCGCGATGATGAGTATCGTTGGGCAGAAATTGGTGTGCTCCAAAAGCGGCCCGGCCAGCAATGGATTGGCCCCGGCACAAGCACAATGGCTTTCCAAGGGACCATCTTTGCCGCTTACCAAACCTATGGGGGAACCAAGGCGGTAGGCATCCGGCAAATTGAAGAGATGCGGACAATAGCCGAGCAAGGCAACCCCCTCGTCTTGGTGGATGGGACGGGGAAGGTGTATGGCCGATGGGTCATTAAGCATATCCGGGAGCATGCGGAATCCTTGCTATCCAACGGGGCACCCCGCAAGCAAGAGTTCACACTTACCATTGCCCGGTATGGGGAGAGCACCACCATTAGCCAAGAGGCAATCAACAAGGATAATTCCAATGCCATTGAGGTTCCCCGCATGGCCTCGGGCACCGCCTACGCATAACTGCAACAAGTTGCACAAAGCATGAAGCCAACATTCAAAATCACGGTAAGCAGCCCGGAAGGCGGGAACACCCAAGATATTACGGGGGCCATTGAAGAACGGCTCATTGAGGTATCCGTCCATGACCAGATTGGCATGCGGAACGACCGCCTGACCATCCATATTGATGACCGGGTTACTTTGGACGGGGGCCTCATTACCCTACCCCAAAAGGGATTCATATTTGATGTGGAGATGGGCTACATCCCGTCCGCCGGGCATGATAATCCCTATGACGGGACCGAATCCCTTGGCACCTTCGTCCTTGATGAGATGGAGTTGGAGAAGAGTGAGCGGGGCCGGACGGTTGCCATCACCGGGCATGGTTTGGACATGACCGCAAATAAGCTCAAGGAGCAGCACACCACGGCTTTTATGTTCACAACGCTTGGCAAGGTTGTGGATGCCGTTTGCAAGAAGTCAGGCATGGATGCCATTGTGGACCTCGGGCGCAAGGAGGTTCCCATTGCTCGGGCATACCAGATTTGTGAGAGTGACATCTTTTTCCTTGTGCGGTTGGGCAAGCAATATGGTTGCACGGTCAAGGTCCAAGAGGGCAAGGTTTACTTCGCCCCGCAGGACACCATTGATGAGTTGCAGGACTTGGTTAAGGAGGACATCACCATTGATGAGACGGATACCACCGGCTTCCATTATTTGACCCAAGGGGCGGGGAAATTCTCCTCGGTCACCGCCCGATACTTTGACTATGATTCGGCAGATGGCAGCGGCTATTCCACGGTCACCGTTGATGCCCCAACCGAAGAGGGGGATAAAAGCGATGGGCCGGTTGCCGAGTTGCAACGCCTCTACGCCAATTCAACGGAGGCAAGCGAGGCAGCGCAGACCCGCATTGATATTCTTGCCCGTTCCTTGGATACTTTCTCCTTCAACTGCTATGGCAACCCCCTCCTCCTATCCGGGGGGACGTTGGACCTAACGGGTTTTCGCCCGGAGATTCCAACCGAGTGGAAAATTGTCAAAGTTGTGCATAGTTTTACCTCCGGGGGATACCTCTGCGATGTGGACTGTGAATTGCCTAAATCGGGATACAAACATCGTAAAAGGACCAAAAAAGTTCGACTTGGGACCAAGCCCCTGTCTACCATACCCCGAGCCAAGTAATCCAATATGAGCGCACCACGGACTACACCTACAAAGCAACACCAATCCATGGACAAACAAGAAACCCCGACAACGCAGCGCGTGGCCGTGCTAGAGCGCCAGTTTCAGGATTTTGCGGCAAACGTAACCACGTTTATCCAAAGCCAGCAAGCCGAGAACCAACGCCTTTACAATGCCATCGGGGATAGCGGCAAGCAGTTGTTCAGCGCATTTGAAAAGTTACAGGGGGAGTTGTCCTCGCGGGGAAAGGTAACCGGGCAGTTTGTCCTTTCCCTGATTGCGGTTGGGGTTTCATTGTTGGTTGGCACATGTGGGTTTGTCCGGGCGTATGTGGCGGGGCAAGTTGAGCCGGTCAAAGCGGAGATGGTTCAAAACTTCACCCACCTCATGCAGATAACGGAGGGGAACCTCCTCAAGATCAAAGAGGTTGAAGTTGCGGGCACCACCAACCGGCTGGCCATAACGGCCCACACGGCAGCCGATGAAGCCACAAAGCAATCCTCCGAGCGGGAGCTTACAAGGCTCCGCAAGGATGTGGATGATGCCCGCGATTATGAGATTTCATCCCTGCGGGCCTTCCGGGACAAAACCATCAAAACCCCATGAAGAACCTTTTAGTTTTGGGCCTTGCCCTAACCCTTCTATCGGGCTGTGCCACTCGCCAGCCTTTGACCTCTGCCCGGCAAGTTGTTTCTATTGCCCCGCAGACCGCCCCGGTTAAACAAGCCGTGGCCAAAACCCGCGCAACGGTTGCCAAGGCTGCCACGGCTGCCCAGCAAGCCACGCAACGGGCCGATGAGGTTCAGACCATGGCCCAGCATATTGCCACCGTGGGGGTCATTGCCAATAGCGAGGAAGCCACCGCCATGGTTGCCAAGGCCGCCGAGGTTAAAGTCCAGTTATCCGATGTTACCGGGCAACTGCAACAAGCGCAGGTGGATATTGCCGAGAGTGAATCCCAAGTTGCCGTCCTAACCTCCCAAGTCGATCAGCAAAGCAGGGAGCTTGTCCAAAGTGTGGCTGCCATCAACCAGTCCGTGGCCAATAGGGCGGCAGTTGAAAAGACCGCCATCCTTGAGGCCGATGCCGCCACACGTTGGCGCAAGGTTGCCACCGGGCTTGGCGTCCTATCCTTAACCCTTGGCGCGGGGCTTTACATTGCCATGAAATCCAAGCTACCCTTTTAGCTTATGAATATTCCAATCCTATCGTTCCTCAAACGCTACTGGCTGCTCTTGGTCATGTTGGCGCTCGCCCTTGTCCTTTGCCTAACCGACCTCCCGTTCAAACTTGCGGGCATGTTCGTGTTCCTCCCCGCTCGCGGGTTGGGGGCAATCATCGTCGCCCTGCTCATTCGGCATCTGTTCTTCCGGCAAACGCTGGAACTCGATGTTGATAACGGGGATTTCGTTACATGGTGGAAAGCATTGGCCCCAAGGGACCGCGTGTTTGCCAACCTCGCCATCATGGCCGTTCTATTCCTTGGCCTCTGCCATATAGCCGCATCCCTTTGATATGCACAACCCCACCCGCAATACCCGGCTCGCCTTTATGACCGTCCTGCTTGGGGTGCTTATCCTCCTCACCGCCTTCGTTGGCCACGCGGGCGTCCCGGACCAAGCAGCCCGGTGGGATTCGGCCAAGGTTCGCCATGAGAACCAGTCCAGCATAGACAAGTCCCTTTGGCTTTATGGGCGCATCCATGGCCGGTATGAGGCCATTACCGCCCTGCGTAGCAATGGTGCCCC